AATATCATCGAATTGTCATGCCCTGACGTATTGTCCGAAAGGATACAAAATATCTACGACGGCACATTGGAACTGTTATCAAAAATAGCCGGTGAAGGAGAGTATGCCAAAAACCGTTTTGTAATTCCCGATGCCGATTATATAGACGAGACCGGCTCGGATGAAACGCAAGGCGGAAGCGAAAACCCGCTTACAATGCCTTTCCGCATGGTATCCCGAAAAAAATTCCGCCACGAACCATTATAATAAAAGTTAGAAAAAATGTTATCAAACACCATAATCAAGCGGTACACTTACCGCACCCGAAAAGACATCGCAGATTGGCAACGCGCCCAAAATCTTGCCATGCAGCCGGACAACCCCCGTTATTATTTATTACAGGAACTTTATTCTGACATCTGTAACGATGCGTTGCTGTCCTCCCAAATATCCAACCGTGAAGAACCGGTCATGGCAAGACCTTTTGTTTTAACCGACAAAAGCGGCAAACCGGACAAAAACGCAACTTTGGAACTCTCCGAATTGCCTTTCATTCAGGATTTGATTAAGGCTATACTTGACAGTGAGTTTTACGGCGTAACGCTTACAGAGTTTACCCCTGAGGGTTTTACTGTATTGCCCCGAAAACATATCGACCCAGAAAACGGACGTTTTTATCCCGACTGTCTCGGCGGTTCTTATGTTAATTACCGTCAGTTAAAAGAGTACGGTAAAAGCATTTTGGAGTTCAACAGCGGACATATAGGCATCTTAAATAAGACCGTGCCACATGTATTGTTCAAAAAGTTTGCACAAAGTTGTTGGTCGGAACTGTGCGAGATTTACGGCATACCGCCGCGCTTCTTAAAGACCGACACCCAAGATCCTGAAATGCTCCGCCGTGCCGAAGATATGCTCCGCGAGATGGGCAGCGCGGCAGCTATGGTTATTGATAACTCGGAGGAACTCTCTTTTGCAAGCGGCATCAACACTTCGGGCGATGTTTACAACAATCTTATAACGCTTTGCAACCGTGAAATCTCTATGGTGATTTCGGGTGCGGTAATCGGTCAGGATACTGTTAACGGTAATTACAGCAAAGAAGAGAGCAACAAAGATATTTTACAGCGGCTTATAGAATCAGACAGCCGTATGGTAGAATTATACTTCAATTCGTTTGTTTTGCCTTCATTGCGCCGAATGAAAATGATTTCAGACCGGGAATTAAAGTTTTCGTTCTGTGCCATAGAGGATTTGTCCGACCTATGGACAAAGACGGTTGCGATAATGCCCTATTACGACATCGACCCAAAATGGATAAAAGAGAAATTTGGTGTAGAAGTAACGGCATCAAAAACACCCGCAGCACTGTCAATCGCGAAAAGTGATTTTTTCGCTTAAAGGTTGCCGGTAATCCTGATAACAAAAACCTGATAACGGAACTTTCGTTGCTGTATTTCAACGATGAATATAACGACAGTTTAACGGTATTCAAACAGCATTTAAACGCTGACAAAACGTTTTATCCGCTTGCCTTACACGCTACGGACATAGTAACTTCCGACTATCCCGTAAGCCGTGAGTTATACGACAAATATTCTGAAAACCTCCGCAAGGCAGTTGATGCGGTTTTCTACAAAGAGGAGGACAGTGATCTTGCGCTAAGGCTCAAAGCCAATGCCACACGTTTTGGAGCGTTCAAAGCCTACAACGCCACGCAAGACATTAGGCGTGAAGGCAGGGAAAAATCTCTGACCGATGCCGAATGGACGGAGAAACGGTACAACAGTTTTCAGGCAGCGGAATACAACACGGCGGTTGCCCGTTCCCGCACTGCCAAACAGTTTGAGGAGTTTATGGACAAAGAACGTCTCGACGCACTACCAAACCTCAAATGGCTGCCTTCAACATCGGCAGAACCAAGAGAGGCACACCGAGTGTTTTGGAACCGTATTTGGAAAAAGACCGACCCATTTTGGAGCAAAAACCAACCCGGCAACCTTTGGAACTGCAAATGTGATTGGCACGAGACCGACGAACCTGTAACCGACGGTAACCCTCAAACCGAAACCGCCGCTCTTGGTCTTGACGGCAACCCTGCCAAAACAGGCAAAATTTTCTCCGATAAGGCAAGTTATGTGGCAAGGCTCACTCCAAAAAGTAAGGAAATTGTAGAAAACTACGTAAAGCCGGTAATGGAGCATTGCGAGGAGTATATCAAGTATAAAAATGATCCGGATTTAAAAGACGGAAAATTTGAGTGGAAATCGGGAGGTTATATTTTAACTCACAAATTTAAAGCACCAGACCATGCTGGCGATAAAACAGGCGGCGTACATGGAGAAACTACAACTAATGATTTATTAGTAAAGTCGGGAAAATGTATTATTAGAATGCCTGAAAATATAGATGATAATACCATTGTATTGGGAAGACCATATAAAGAGTTGTTAAAATATAAAGACAATGGCGAACGCTATGGATATCCTGATGATTATTTCGACGGACAAACATGGGATGTAAAAAAAATAGATGATGCCAATGAAAATACAATTCGAGGTTATATCAAAAACGGCAGGAAGGCTGATAATGTAATAATGTATTTTCAAATAGACAAAACTGAACTATTAATAAATGCAATTGCCCGTGAGGTTGGAAAAAGAGAACCATTAGGTGAATTAAATACCTTGCCAAATATTTATCTGATTGATGATAACGGAGAATTAATAGAATTTTGGAATAAAAAAAGCGGATTTAATAAATCCGCTTTGGGCAGGAAAAAGTGAAACAAATGTTTCACTCTATCCCACTGCAAAAGTACAAATAATATTTTAATAACCAAATAAAAAACGTAAAAAAATGAAAGAACTTGAAATATTAACAGATAAAATTCGGATAGAGGACACTCCTTTGACAGAAGAAGAGCAAAACGAACTTAAAAAGCAAATAAAGGAAGCCTCCAAAGAGGATTGTGTGGTAACACTTGTAAAAACTCAGTTGTATATTTACACTCCGATAATACAAAAAGAACTGCAACAATAAAATTACAGTTCTTTTTTAAAGATTATACTGTTACCGCTTTTTAAAAGCATTGCTTATAGTTTGTTTAATATAAGCATCTATAACAGCAGGGAGTTGGTCTGTAATCTCAGACCTGAACGCTTCACAGCAACATTCAATTTTAATTGAGTTGCCGGTTTTTACTACTTTGGGGTGGTGATGGTGAACCTTGCAAGTTAAATTTATCACTTCCCCTTTTACAAATTTATACATAAACTGTTTTTTTGATTTAGAAAACGGCGGTGAAAATAGAAAACAATTTTTAATTACCAAATAAAAACACGAAAAAAAATGGCAAAAAAGAAAGATTGGACACTTCCCTTTTTTAGGGGTCAATACATGGACGAATGTATTGGCGTAATTGTCGATAAACTTCGCAGTATGGGTTATTATGACAACTACGCTGAAAACAAAAAAGAAGTAGTGGAAAAACCCTCCGACTATACGTTTGAGGCGTGCTTGAGGTTTAAAGAAATTAGTAAAACGTCTGCATCCGGCTTGCAATTCATATTTGAAGACGTTGATTCCTGCAACGTATATCCTATGCTTGCCGGTGAGTTTTCAAACAACGTTAAAAACATGAAAGACGGCTGTTTAAAAGGTGTTTTCGGATTTGAGAAAAAAGGCAGCAGAAAAGGTATAGTATTGAAATCATTGTAGAGACGGTGTGCACACCGTCTCTGCGACAAACGGATTGGATAAAAATAAAAAAAAGCGACCGTGAGGTCGCCTGTCATAAGCCATCGAGATGCTTGCGCAGAGCCCCACGACTGACACCACAAAAGTACAAACAAAATTTTAATTAACAAATAAAAAACGAGGAAAAATGGAAAAAGCACAAACATTGAGCGATCTAAAAAAAAGGTTTGCAGAATACACCAAAAACAACGGCTTCCGCTATGCAGATGGTAAATACCGCTGCAACGAAAAGGAACAAATCTACATGGACAATGAGACCTGCGAGCGTTCAATCGTGGACGATTGGCTGCAATATCTTAGAGACAACGGTTATGAATTTACCTACGACGGTGAAGACGTAAATTGTGGACAGTCGGGATATGTAACAGTATGGGTAATTGCTATATTACTGAATGGTAGCATTGAAACTATTAGTTTTCAATTATACCCGTCAGATTGGTGGAGTGAAGGCATTGTTTATGGCAGTTGGAACGATAACGGAGAATTTATCGAGGAGAAGTAGAGACGGTGTGCACACCGTCTCTACAAACAAACGGACAGATAAAATTATTATACACCAAAGACAACACGGATGGATTTATTGAGTATTGCCAAGCTACGTTCTCCGATTTCAAGGCAGAAAAAATCATATTTAAAACAAGAAATAAAAGATTGAAACACCATGTCCACCACAACATATTCCGCCGACTTTGCGGGCTTGAAAGTTGAGTTCAAAAACGCATGTAACCGCATCTTGATAAAAGCCGGCAACGAAATTGCCTTGATGATAAAAGAAAACTTCTTGAATGAAGGATTCTTTGGTCAGCATTGGCAGGAGGTTAAACGCCGTCAGCCGCGCACTATAATAGTAAAAACAAAGAGCGGCAGAAAGAAAAAGACTATACCATGCGCCAAAGGTGCAGCGGGCAAACGCCGCATTTTGACCGGCGATACCGGCAACCTTCGCCGCTCGATCCGCTACAAAGTAACCGACAACAAGCTGATTATTTATTCTGACGTTGTGTACGCAAAAATCCACAACGAAGGCGGCATGGCGGGGCGCGGACTTAAAACAAAAATTCCGAAACGTCAGTTCATCGGACCGCATCCGCAGTTAGACAAAAAAATAAAATCCATAATAGAAAACGAACTTAAAAAGATAAAATTATGAAACCGCAAGACATACTCCAAACCGTTAACGCACGGCTTCAAGAAGTAGAGGCGTTAAACTATATCGACCGCAATTGGGGACAATTGGAACAAGAAACCCCTGCCGTAAAGTTTCCGTGTGCATTGTCGGACATCGACATTATCCAATACGAAAACACACTTAACACCGCCCAAACCGCAGAGTGCGAAGTGTCCGTTACCGTTGCCTGTTTGAACTTTTACAACACGAGCGCAAAAGCCCCTAACAAAGCCAAAGGTTATGAAGTATTTGATTTGTTGGAAGCGATACACGGCGTTTTGCATTGTTTCGGTACGCCGGAACTTGCACCGCTCACACGTCAGAGGTTAGAAAAAATCGAAACCGGGAAAGATTATTCCGTTTACCGCCTTACCTACAAAACCGCCTTTGTAACGCAGTTGCAAAAGTCTTATAATACCATTAAACCGACAATAAAACTCATAACCCGACAATAATCATGGCAGACATCACCCGAACCGAACAATACCGTCTGTGGCAGATGGAGATGCAGCGTTACCGCAACGACAATTTTAAGAACCTTGCACACGAGAGCAAAGCCACACAAGAGCAACGTAAAAACCGAGCAAAAAAGGATTACGCATACTTTGTGCGTACCTATTTTCCGGACACGGCAAAATGCAAATGCGGAGCGTTTCAGATAGAAGCCGCCGACTATCTAAAAAACACACCAAATGCCCGTGCAGTATTTGAATGGGCGCGAGGTCATGCAAAAAGTACGCACATGGGCGTATTGATACCGTTGTGGTTAAAAATTCAGGACAAAAAACAGTTTAACACAATGATTGTGGTGTCAAAATCGGAAGATTCTGCGGTAAGGCTTTTGGCGGATTTACAACAGCAGTTAGCCTACAACGAATTGTATATCCGTGATTTTGGACAGCAGATGAAAACTGGTAATTGGAGTGAAGGTGAGTTTATGACCAACGACGGCTGTTATTTTGTGGCGTTAGGTAGGGGACAATCACCGCGAGGTATCAAAAACAATTCTCACCGTCCTGACTATATTGTGATTGACGATATTGACGATGACCAGATGAGTAGGAATCCGCGTCGCGTTGACGAGACAGTTAAATGGTGTTTATCGGCGTTGCTTGGAACGATGGCGATGGGTCGCGGACGGTTTGTGTTGGTTGGCAACCGTATTGGACAAGATTCTGTTTTGACAAAGATGTCTGAGCGTCCGCACTTTTTCCATACGGTTGTAAATGCTTTAGACGAAAACGGCGCACCGAGTTGGAAAGAGAATTACACCAGAGAAGAGATTGCGGCATTGCGAGAACAAATGGGTGAACTATTGTTTCAAAAAGAGTACATGAACAATCCTGTGATTGAGGGTGCTATATTTGAAAAGCGTTATATTCGTTACGGTAAAATATTGCCGTTATGGAAGTATCGGGCGTTGGTTTGTTATACAGACCCGTCGTTCAAATCGTCAACAAAAAACGATTATAAAGCAACTGTATTGGTAGGGTTAACACCGAAAGGCGAGTATCATGTAATAAAAGTTTATGCGGCGCAGACCAAGATTTCGGAAATGGTTGCGTGGCATTATGAAATTCGTGATTATGTAGGTCAAGGTGCATGTAAGTATTACATGGAGGCGAATTTTATACAGGACACTTTGTTGGACGAGTTTCGCAAAGCGGGAGAAAAACTTGGCATTCATATTCCGATACTTGGCGACCGTCGCAAAAAGCCGGAGAAATTTGCGAGAATAGAGGCAATGCAACCGTTGTTTGAGCGGGGTTTGGTTTTGTTTAATGAGGATGAGAAAAGCAGTTCGGGTTTTGAAGTGTTAGTGAATCAGTTGTTAGGGTTTCAGAGAGGCAGTATTTTGAATGATGACGCGCCCGATGCGTTAGAGAGTGCAATATGGATGCTTTCAAACCGTCTCCGCAAGCAAACCTCCAACTATCGGTCATTACCT